CCTTGAAAATATTTCACAAGATGACTTAGCGACACCAAGATTAAAAGTCTTGATGCAGTTATCACCAGAACTAGAAGACCTAGAAGGCGCTAAAGCCGGAATGATCTTTAATACAGTTACTAATGAATTGTATGACGGAACAAAAGGTATTCGTGTTCTACCATGTGCGTATCAACGTCAATACGTTGAGTGGGCTGACAGAGGACAGGGATCGGGTGCTCCGATTAATGTCTATGATGCTTCAAGTGACATCTTAACAAAAACTACACGCGATGAAAATAATAAAGACCGTTTAGAAAATGGTAATTATATTGAGACGTGTGGTAACCACTACATACTACTTGTTGGTGAAAATGGAGATGCAACTCCAGCTTTACTTACAATGAAAGCTACACAGCTAAAGAAAAGTAGAAAGTGGAACTCTATGTTACTTAACCTTAAATTAACTGGTAAGAATGGATTATTTACTCCTCCCTCTTACAGTCACTACTATCGCCTTAAAACTATGAAAGAAGGCAATGATAAGGGTAACTGGTATGGTTGGGAGATCAGTAGAGAAACTCGACTTGAGGATGCTAATCTTTATGGTATCGCTAAAACTTTTGCTGAAAGCGTAGGTAAAGGCGAAGTTAAAGTTAAGTATGAAGAAGAGTCTTCTGCTACGGATAAGGTTCCGTTTTAACTAAACACGGGGCGGGAAACCGCCCCTTTACATTTATGGAAGTATATGGAAGAAAGAGTTAAAAAGTTTAAAAGTATTTTTTATGGGTTAGATAGAGCCTATGGTCAATATAAAAGTGATGGTCAAAAAGTAAATGGAAAAGCTGGCGGTCAAGCTTTTATTAAAAAAGCTCCTGTTACTGATCAATTATGGATAGACCATTTAGATGGTAAAGAACCTAGCCTTGGTATAATACCAATTAGAGATGACTCAACATGTATATGGGGGTGTATAGACATTGATACATATCCTTTAAAGCATGAAGTAATTGTAAAAAAAATAAGAGAGTTAGAATTACCTTTAGTTATGTGCAGATCAAAAAGTGGAGGCGCACATGTATTTATATTTTTAAAAGAACCCGTGAAAGCAAAGTTAATACGTGATAAGCTACAAGAATGGGCGGGAGAGTTAGGTTATGCAAATTGTGAAATATTTCCAAAACAAATTGAAATTAAAGCAGATCGTGGAGACACTGGAAACTTTCTTAATTTACCCTATCACGACGGCGATGATAGTATGCGCCATGGTTTTGCTGACGATGGTAGTGGTGCTAGTTTGGATGATTTCTTTTCTTTATATGATACTTATTGTACGGATGGAAAAAGTTTAAAGGATATTAAAGCGAAAAGAAAAAAAGAAATAAGTGATTTAGATGATGGACCCCCTTGTTTATCAACTTTAATGTCGCAAGGAATACCTCAAGGTGGAAGAGATAACACATTATATCAATATGCGGTGTACGCAAAAAAGAAATTTCCAGATGATTGGCAAAATAAAATTAATGAGTTTAATATTAAATATATGGAAAAACCTTTAGACTTTAAACAAGTAGAAAAAACAGTAAGACAACATGAAAAAAAAGATTATCAGTACAAATGCAAGGACCAACCTATGTGTGAAGTGTGCTCTCCGATACAGTGCCGAAGCAAAAAATTTGGAATAGGAGATGATATCCATCATCAAATTAGTGATTTAACTAAATTTCAAAGTGATGAATCAACTTGGTTTTTAAATATAGATGGTAAAAGAATAAAATTATCATCTGATCAGTTATATAATCAAAATCTATTTCGTTTAGCTTGTATGAATGAAATAAATGAAATGCCCACGATGTTAAATACGAGTTTGTGGACAAGGAAATTACAAGCGCTATTGAAAGACGTTCACGTTATAGAAATGCCTCATGAGATTACAAAAACAGGCAGGTTTGAAACTTTGCTAGAACAGTTTTTAGAAGATCAAGGACAAGCAGAAGACATAAGTGAATTAAAAATAGGTAAAGCATTATTCGAAGAAAAAGAATATACAGATAAAATAAAAGATGAAAATGGGGAGAGAGAAGTTACAGTTAAAAAAATGACTGCGTTTTTTAAATCAGATAAATTACAAAAGTTTTTAGAAAAGCATAGATTTAAAGATTTTAGTACAACTGAAATGACAGCTCATATTAGAAACAAATTAGGTGGCGGAGATGTTAGAAGAAAGATTGATAAGAAAACTGTTTATTTGTGGTATCTACCTTGGCAAAGAAAAGAAGAAAAAGATTTAGATATACCAGACATGGGAGAGGAAACACCATTTTGAGAAACATTATTTTTGGACCACCGGGCACGGGTAAAACAACACATTTGTTACACATTGTAGAAAAAGAGTTACGCGAAAATAAAGTATTACCTCATAAAATTGCGTATCTTGCTTTTACTAATCAAGCAGCGGATGAGGCACTATCTCGTGCTATTTCACAATTAAATTATAATACAAAAGACTTTATGAATTTTCGTACCCTACATAGTTTAGCTTATAGAGAATTACATTTGAGGGATGAAAATATAATGAATGATAACGATTATAAAATTTTATCAAAGAAGGTACAAATAAATTTAAGTAATCCTAACCACGGTGTTAATAAATACGGTGTTGGTTTTCCCGATGATATATTTATGAAAATTATAGATGGCGCGAAAATAAGGGGCCTTACAACAGAAAAATATTTTAATACCCCGGAGGTGGGGCATTTAGAAGATGGTTTAAAAAAGTTAAAGTACATCGATAAGTCTTTAATTAAATATAAAGCAAAAAGAAACAAGTATGACATGACAGATATGATTGTTGATTTTAATAAAAAACATTATGACACTATGCCGAATTTTGATGTTGTTATTGTTGATGAAGCGCAAGATCTTAGCTGGTTACAATGGAAAATGGTTGAGCGTGTTGTGACAAACGCAAAAAGAATTTATATAGCCGGAGATGACGATCAAGCAATTTATCGTTGGGCGGGAGCAAGGCCAGAGTTTTTAATAAATATGGACGGAACACGAACTATTTTAAATAAATCATATCGTTTACCAAAATTAATTCACGCGAAAGCTGACAAATTAATTAAACGAGTTGGTGATAGGATTGATAAAGAATGGACATCGAGAGATGAGCAAGGAGAAATTAATATACACCCCGCCCCACAGTTAAATAAAATAAAAAATGGAGAGTGGTTAATTCTTGCAAGAGATAGATATCGTTTAGATAAGTTAGAAGAAGATTTAAAAATAGAAGGAGTGTATTATGAACGAAATGGTGAAACTTCTATTAATAAACGTATACATGAAGCTATTCTTGCGTGGGAAGATATAAGAAAAGGAAAAGCAATTGATATAAAAAAAGTAAGAAAATTTTATACTTATCTTAAAACAGGGAAGAGCGTAGAAAAAAAATACAAAAGTATGAAGGGTGCGGATAAAGAAAAGTTATACACTTTTGACACATTATCTACACAGTATGGATTGAAAGTAAGTAAAGAATTACCTTGGTTTAAGGCATTAGAAAACATTGAAGATACTAAAAAAACGTATGTACGTATGTGCTTACGTCGTAAAGAAAACATTAGACGCGCACCACGGATTAAATTATCTACGATACATGGATCTAAAGGTGGTGAAGCAGACAATGTTATGTTACTAACAGATTTATCTCGTAAGACTGATGAGGAATATTGGAGACAACGAGATTCAGAAAGACGTGTGTTCTATGTGGGAATGACACGGGCAAAAAATAGTTTGAACATCGTAAGATCACAGACAGACAGAGAATTTACGGAGGCATTTTAATGTTTACAATAGAAACTGCATTAAAACAAATGAGTGTAACAGAAAAGCAAGTTAAAAAAATACGTGCAGAGTTACCAAAACTAAATCGAGAAAAAGTAGATCGTGAGTTAAAAATATTATTACTTGATTTAAAATTATTAACTAATGATTTACAATCTATTAACAAAAAGGAGAAAGATGGACAGTAGAGAATATTTAGAACAGGCTATTAAAATAGTAAGAGGTCCCAGAGAAAGAGACTATGGTGACAAGGTTACTAATCATGAAAACATTGCAAAGTTATGGAGTGCTTTTTTAGATTATGAAATATCAGCACACAATGTTGCAATATGTATGATGCTTGTAAAAGTAGCGAGACTTAAACATAGACCAACAGAAGATTGTTATTTGGACATGGCAGGATACGCTGCCATTGCCGGCGAAATAAACGATAAGGATTAGTATGACACAAATACCATTATTTCAACCACCTAGTGAATGGATACCACCGGAAAAAATACCAGATTTAACAGAAGCAAAAGAAATTGCGATTGATTTAGAGACTTATGATCCTAGAATAAAAGAACTTGGACCGGGTTGGGTACGAGGTGATGGTCATATATTAGGTGTTGCGATTGCTGTAGAAGGTTGGAAAGGATATTTTCCTTTAAGACATGAAGTTGGGGGTGGTAATTTTGATGAAAAAATATTTAAGAGACAATTAAAAAAAATATTAGATTTACCTTGTGATAAAATTTTTCACAATGCAAGTTACGATGTTGGTTGGTTACGACGTTGGGGATTAGAAGTTAAGGGGAGAATTATTGATACTTTAATCGCCGCACCATTGATAGATGAAAATAGATTTCAATATACTTTAAATGTTTTAGGTAGAGATTATTTACAAGAAACAAAATCAGAAGCAGGATTATATGAAGCCGCAAGAGCATGGGGTGTTGATGCAAAATCAGAAATGTATAAATTACCCGCTATGCATGTTGGAACATATGCTGAGCAAGATGCAGATTTAACACTGCGTTTATGGCAAGCATTTAAACCAGAATTAATTAAGCAAGAATTAACAAGTATATTTGACCTCGAAACACGTTTATTTCCTTGCCTATTAGATATGACATGGAATGGTGTTCG